CTGCCCCCTTGGGCTTATGGAGCATGCTGCCTCCTGTGTGTTTCGGGATTGGGGTTAGTTGGAATTCAGAGGTAGGCGATAGACGGTGCGGCCAATGCTTTCGCTAACCTCCAGGTCGCCTCGTTTCGCCAGCTCCTGGGCGGACTTTGCATAAGCAGGCCAAGGCAAATTGCGCCAGCGCCCGTCTGCCAAGACACATCTTACTGCCATCTCGCCATAGGCTGGTTCGGGGTCGTTTGGGTCGGTCACTACTTTGGCCTCCGGGTGCGGTTTTGGGGATTGTTGGACTCAGGCGGCCTTGGCCATCTGGTCGATATTGCAGAGGTGTGGTGTGAAGGTGATGGCCATCACCCAGGGGTTTGCATCCCAGCTAATGTCTGGGCCTTCAGGTTTGCGAGGTGTGCCGTTGATGCGGTCCCAGAGGTCTTGGAACTCCCACTTGCAAGCTCTGAGGTAGATGCGGTCTCGATCTTCTTTAGAGGCCCCGAAGAGCCACATCTGACGGACCTTCTGAGACTTGCGGTTGACGCCTTCATCACGCGCATCTTCTGCGCTGATGTCCTGCAAGCGCTCTATCCGCACCTCTGAGACTTCCAGCGTGATGCGGCTGGCCCATCGGGGCATGTGCATTGATTGTCGATGCTTGCCCGGTTTGATCATCATGCAGCCGAGTTCGCGAACCATGCTGTCGGCCAGATAGAATACTGGTTCCCCCTTGCTCATGTTTCTGGGCGCAATTCCGTCCATCTGTGAGCAGGCTTTCCAATGCTCTCTTACGAAAAGTCTGTCACCAGACTGCACCGGCAGAAGCTTCATTAGGTCATCGTGCCGGAAGTCTTCCCAGACATGATCCTTGCGACGAAACGTCCAATCATAACCTCGCGTGTCACTTACGCCGAATTGAAAGAAGCCGGGTTTACCTTTGATCTTTAGGAGGCGGCGGGTCTGGGTCTTTCCGGCCCCAGGGGTGCGGATCTCGCGAAGAATGGCATTCACCATCGGGGCGCTGAAAAGGATAGGGCGGTCGGCCATGGTTCTCTCCATCAAAGGGGTGCGGTTGTGGGGGGATTAGGTGTTTAGGCGGTACTTTTCGGCCAACTCATCGAACAATTTTGATTGTGGTAGCTCGGCGGCTTCGTCGGCGGTGATGGGCCATGTTTTCCCGAACTTGTCGGACGCAGCCCATCCGCTTTGGGTGTGGGCGCGATATGCGGCAATTGGTTTTGGCTGGGTCACTTCGGTCTCCATCAAAGGGGGGGTGAATGTCGGGGCAGGGCGGTGCGCTAGGCTTCCGGATCTGTCGTTTCGACCGGGTGGCCATTTTCGATCAGGCTGCGGTGAATGGCGGTGAAGGGCCAATTTCTGCCCTGAGCCACGGCGCGCTTGCGGAGTTGTTCGGCCTGTTGGCGGTTCCCAAGCCACGCATAGTCAATGGACCGCGTCAGGGTTTCCCCGCCCATGTGCAGCAGCTCCCCGGTCTCGACGTTGCGCAGTCTGACCTTGTCTTTGGCGTGGAGATTCTCGAAGGCCCTGTTTCTGCTCTCGCTGTAGGAGGTGATCATAATCGGCCCCCTCAGATCAAAGTGCAGCGCCGATGGCGGTGATGATCATGCCGATCATCCCGACCGAAAAAAGTAGAGGGCCAAGGATCGTGCGCTCATACTCGCAGGCGCGAATTTCAGCGGCGGTGGTGACTGTGCCAATGAATGTAAGAAGGGCGAAAATTGCAAATTCCATAGGGATCTCCGGCGGTAACAAGGTGGCTAGATCGGCGGCGCAGGGTGAGGCGCGGCGGTATGTCCGTGAGTGGTCGTGCCGCGCCTCGTTCGCAGCGCTATGGCTGCGGGGCAGGGGTCATTCAGCCGCAATTGCGACTGGCAGATTCCTGCAAACGCTGTTGGCGATGTTGGTGAGAGACTGCCGCCCGGTGTCGGTTGTCTGCCGGTACGCGCGGATGAGATTAATCTCATCCGCGGTGAACTCATGCGACCCATCAGCGTTATCTTCAGGAAAAAAGCTGAGAACGGAAACGCCCAGAACCCTAGCGATATCATCCAGGCGGGAAGCGCTAACGCGGTTTGCCCCAGTTTCATACTTCTGAATCTGCTGAAACTTGACGCCTACAGCTTCGCCAAGTTGCGCTTGGGTCATTTCAGCCAGCCAGCGCAGTTTCCGAATTTGCTTTCCTACATGAATATCAACGGGATGTGCCAATTAATCGCTCCAATCTTCTGGGGCGCTCTAATCCTAACCTATGGGAGCATAGGAGGTTGCGCCTAACCTGATAAGTGGAGATATCCATCTATATGTGGATATGTCAAGCTATAAATGGACGGCGGCTAACTTATAAATTGCAACCCTTCCTGAACCGACTTCTTGAAAGTCAGTGAGACGCTCCGCGTTGTACCCTGCGGTTCTCACCCCAAGCGCTAAGTCAATGCCACCAATAGCAATGTAATGGGTGATGGCATTGCGGCGCGCTTCAATCATCATTCTATCGATCGTGGATGCTATGGCGGTGCGCTTTTCGGTCTTGGGTAAATCGGGATGAACCGTCAGTCTCGTCGCCTCCCATATTTTTTCAGAGCAGGGCGGGGCGTAGCCTGTGCATAAATTCTGGGATATCGAGGGTTCAAGTTTACCTAGAGCGGCATCTCTTATCATGTAGGTGCTAGTTACAAGATCCGTGTCTGTGGGAATGATCCGCGCGCTCGATATGAGCTTCCCGTCCTTTTCTGTCAGGCAGTAACTAGCATGTAACGTATCGTACTGATCCGCCTCCAAGCCATTGATAGTCTTGAGGTGCCATTTCAGTTTGTCTACGAACAGATGTTTTCGAAGTTTGAACTGTTCAATCAATAGTTGCTGAGCATGGCCTTCGGCCAGTGTGTTCGTCCAGTAGGTTTTCATTTTGTCTCTCGCGTAAAAATAGCGATGAGACTGTATTCCTGTGCTAGCTCAATAGCACTCAGGTTATAACTGGATCATATTGCAGCGTCACGAACTGCCTTGATTAACAGCGAGGTGAAATTCTTGGCGTGCTTCCTGTTCCTGTGGAGCGCCTGCCGCTTGTGGAAATTGACGGTGCTCGGTTCTATGTTCAACTCATGGGCTGCATCCTCTGCCGTCGCTCCGTCAGCTATCAAGCGCAAGATATCACGTTGCCTAGGCGTCAAGATGATCTGCGGCTTGCCGGTTTTCGCAGCTTGAAGAGCAGCTAAAATTATCCGTGCTTCTGAAATTTCAGCGTCGGAGGGGTTCTTAGATGTGGCTAGTCCAGCAATCGCCCTCTCGCCGTCAACTTGGATTGAGATTACGATTCCGTTGTTCATGCCGAAATCTTTGGCCTGCTGAACGGCGTTGCCCTTTGTCCCCTTACTGACATCATCCCACCTGACAGCACCAAGGTTGCGCACGCCAAATGAAATCACTGGGTCATCGAAGATGAGATTGTGTTCCCAATAATGGTTCTGCCATGCCTGTGGATATGTGCAGATGTGTTCCGTTGGTTGCCCGCTTTCGCTGAACCCGAAACCGATTGCGACACCATTGTCTGCAATATTGTGCAGCTTGCTCATAAGGTCTTCTTGATCCATAAACCACATCCATCAGTTGTAATCACTTTAAAAATGGACGATATTCAATCTGAAAGGTATATCAAGTTAAAAATGGACGGAGCTTACTTTGCTAACCAACTTCTCTAGGTTTGAGCAGCTGAATTCTCAGGCCAAACGTGCTGTCTTGGATGAGATTGATCGCGTTATTTCTTCTCGGGAAGCGAAGAAAGAGTCTCAATTAGAGATCCGACAGCGTGCTGGCCAGCCGCGTCAAGACGCTGGAACTTGTCCGTAAACTCGGCAAGCTGAGGGTCAACTTCTTCACCGAATAGCAGCACGGATAGCGGTACTGACAAAACGTGTGCAATAGCTTCGAGCGCTTCAATGGTTGGAGTGATCTTACCGTTCACCAGATCGGCGACATAGTTCTTGTTGTACCCGGCTTCCAGCCCAGCTTTAGGGCGCGATATGCCCCGGAGCTTGCAGTACTTGTCGATCTGTTGCCTGTATGCTGTCATGCCTCATTTTATAAATGGATAGTTGAGATTTGAAAAACCCAGCAAATCTGATAGGTATACAGTTTATATCGCGTTATACCTTGACATACATCCACCTAAAGATGGACATATAGGCCCATCTGATGAGGTGAGTATGTCGGAAAGATCCGAAGTTTTCCCCAAGAGCGGCCAAATGCCAACTGGTGAAGAGTTTCACCAGTATGTCGCTCGTTCGGTCGCTGAACTGGGCGTGACGTCGTATGCTATCGCCAAGGCAATTCCGGGCAACAACAACTTGAACATCGTCCGGGAGATCGAAACCGGTAAGCAGATAAACCCTCGCGCAAGCACGATGAGCCAAATTTTTAAGGCCATTGAGGATCTCAAAAAAGAGCGCGCGCAGCGGGACAGAGATGGCGAGTGATGCGTTTTGATGTCTCTGCAAACCTGTCTCTCTGTTCGATTCCTTTCAGCGCGCTCTTTCAGCGTAGGTACGCTTTAGAATTCTTCTCCGAATTGAAGGTCGCCAAAGACGAACTCCCCTGTGGTGCCGTCGTTGAGCCTCACTATAGCGGTGCCGGAGATAAGATTGGTTTTTCTTGTTATGATCGCATTTCCTACGCGACCATCGGTGCAAGAGACCGGCGCTTGAATCGTGATTGCGGTGCTATTCGCATCATAGGTGCCCGTGCAGCTCAGACCGCTGGTGTTGAGCACTTTGAAACTGCCCCCCGCGAGGCTTGCAGTGGCAGTGCCCTGGGCGGGCGCGCCATCAAATTGACCGTTCACGGGAACGGAATAAGAGCAAGCCGAAAGAAGAGCGGCAGTAAGGCAGAGCATAAGTCTCATTGGAAATCCTCAAGGTTGAAACGCCGCGTATCAAATTCGTGCGTATGCGGTCTGTCAATGCGCAATACGCATTCGGAACTCTGTATTTTCTTAGAGGCCAATATCTCGAACACCGCAGGCGATGAGGCCAGTCATCCTCTTCCAGACGCCGACCGGGGCAGGCGCGCCTGCAGGTGGCCCCCATTCACTCCCACGTTGACCTTGGGCGCGCTGATCATCCGGCGCGCCCCTTTTTGCTGGGGCAGGACAGATGAACATCAGACTTGAGCGGATCGCCTATCAGATCCATTGGTTGATTCAGACCACGGGCGGAGAATGCACCCTTAGCGAAATGTCAGGGTTTACGGGTGCGAGCGTTGCAACATGCCGAAACATCACGCGGGCGCGTGCTTGGACGGGCATGTATCGCAAGACGGCCAAGAGTAATTCTGCCAGTCGGGGCCGTGCTGGTGATTTTGTCTCGCCGGTTGATGATAGCCTCGCGACCCTAGATCTGTTGGTGCGCTCATGACATCGGCATGGGTTGCAAAGGAAGTGATCGGCGACTGCATCCTGTATGAGGGCGATATGCGCGCGGTTCTCCCCGAATTGGAAGAGAAGGCCGATTTATGCGTGACCGATGCGCCCTACCGGCTGACGTCGGGTGGTCGAGGCCAGACCATGGGCGGCAAGTTTCACCCGGATCGATACCACAACAAGGGCGACCTGATGCAGGTGCTGCCCTGGGCAAAGATGCCGGCGCCGATTTTCGCTGCGCTGAAAGAGGATGCCGACGCCTATGTGATGACCAATTCGAAGCACGTCGCGCGGTCGCAGATCGCGTTTGAGGCGGGCGGGTTCAAGCACCATGAGCTGCTAACCTGGGACAAGGGGGCCGTTACCCGCCAGCCGTTCTATCTACGCTGTCAGGAATTCACGCATTACCTGTGGAAGGGCAGGGCGCGGCATATCGCCGATGGCGGAGCCAAGACGCGCTTTGCCTGCGCTGCCCCGAAAAACCACTGGCATCCGACCGCTAAGCCGACGTCGCTGATGGCGCTGTATGTGCTGCAATCCAGCAATCTGGGCGGTCTGGTGCTCGATCCCTTTGCGGGTAGTGCTGCCACGCTGATCGCCGCCCTGGCATTTGGCCGGCGCGCGATCGGGGTGGAGCTGGAACCGCGGTTCTTTGACCGCGCGTGCGAGGCCGTCCATGCGGCCTATGCGGATGGGTTCGCCCAGGTGCGCGCCGCGTGGGATCGGGACCGGCTGGCCAATAACATCCGGGGGCTGGCCCATGCCGCATGATCCCAAGGTTGAATTCTGCCTGCATGCCTATGTCGTCGCCAATCGGGCGCGCTGTGGGCAGGCCATGCAGGGCGATATGTGGCGGTTGGCAACGCTGGCGCTGGAGCTGGACGCCGGTGACCGCATCAGTGGGATCATGAAGGCCGCAACCATCACCTTCCTCAAAACGGTGCGCGTCAATCGCAAAAAGGCGGGCGAGGATCTTGCCGAAGCGGTCCAGACCTATGCGGATCAGCTGGGCGGTGAGCTGCCGACATACGACTGGCAAAACAGGGCGGATCTGCAATGAGCAAAAATCCCATGATTGCGCAGCGGGCCTTGGTCCACGTCTGCACCCGGTTGTCGATGTCTGCGGTGCCCAATAGCGATGATGATCTGATGTTGCAGCGGTTGGGTGAGATTCTGGCCGATTGCTACGCCTGTTCTGCGCAGGTGCTGCCCCTGCGCAATGCGGCAGAACGCCTGGTGCTGGCCAAGAATGCGCGCTCCCGGTCCCTCGCTGAGCTGGCGCTGTCGATCGAGGTCAAAAAGTATCACGGGCTTGCGGCAAACACGCTGATCGATGAGTGGCTGAAGGGCAGGGGGCGCGCATGAGCTTTCCCGATGATCCCCGTATTGCAGAGGCCAAGCTGATCCCCGTGCAAGAAGTTCTGAACAAGCTGGGTATCTATGGCTTGACGGAACGGTCGGGTGAGTTCTTTGGCCCGTGTCCTCTCTGTGGCTCGGAGGGGCACGACCCCAAGAGTGGGCCGTGCGACCGGTTCAATGTGAACAAGCACAGCAAGAAATTTCTGTGCCGACAATGCGGGATCAAGGGCGGTGATCAAATCGCCCTGGTGCGCGAAGTGACGAATGCCAGCTTTGCCGATGCACTGTCGATGCTTTGCGGTGATCTGAACGTGGATCTTGATCCGGCTGAGGCTGAGCGCCGTCGCGCGATTGCGGAGCGAAAGGCCAGAGAGGACCAGGCGCGCACCAATCGCTGGCGGCAAACGCGCATCGATGACGCGCGCCGGTTCTACGATCGCGGGATTGACGGTTGGCGGGGTGTTGTGGGGGCGTACTTGCGCGCGCGCGGTCTCCCCCTCGAAGAGATACCAACCCCGCTGAAATTCCTGCTGGACCACCCTTACGTCAAGAAAATCGGTGGGGATAACATCGTCCTGCACCGTGGCCCCTGCATGATCGCGCCTATTGTCGACTGGCAGACCGGTCAGGTGATGGCAATTCATCAGACGTGGGTTGATATCAATCCGCCACACGGCAAGGCCCGGATTGTTCATCAGTGCGAGGACTACCCATGTAAATTGGTCTGCGGGTCCAAACAGGGGAATTTCATCCCCCTGATTACGCCTGAGGGTGCCGATACAATGGTAGTGGGCGAGGGGAATGAGACGACCCTTAGCGCCTATCTGGCGCGGCCTGATGACCTCAAGAATGCCGCCTTCTGGTGCGGTGTCGACCTCGGCAACATGGCTGGAAAGATGCTGAAGGTAGAGGGGCGGCGGTGGTCAGGTGAGCCGGATTTGAACCCCGATTTTGATGCGTTCCTGCCGCCACCATGGGTGAAGCGGCTGATCTACATCGAGGACGGCGACAGCAACCCCACAAGAACGCGGGCGATGATGCTCTGCGGATTGAAACGTGCCCAGGCTTTGCGGCCTGGGCTTCGCGCTGAGCTGGTGCCGGGTGTTCCGGGGTTCGACATGAACGACGTGCTGAACGGCAAACATAAAAAGAAGACAGAAGGGCAGAACGATGAGTGACGGGATCGAAGAGGTTCAAGGCGTGATAAGCCGCCGGGAAGTCATCACATCAGGTGATGAAAATAGCGAAAAAATCGGGATTGGCTCCGCTCACTCGGGGGAAGGCTCCGCCGACCCTTTCGATGATGTTGACGCAGCCGATGGCAATGTCGGCGCTGGTGAGGTTCTGGGCGATGATATCTTGCCGCCGGGGTTTCCGGTCCAGCCTTTGGGTGTTGCCGGGGGTAAGTTCTACTTTCTGACTGCGCGGGGTGAGTTGACAGAAATGTCAGCCGGGGCGCTCAGTCATCGATCAAGCCTCGTTGCGCTCATGGTTGGTGTCAAAGATCCCATGCGCCATCTTGCCGATATCGCAGAGCCGGGAAAGCGTGACACGGATTTCAGTGCCGCAAAGGCGGGCGATAAGCTGATGCAGGCATGTGGCCTGCTGCCTCTCTTTGATCGCTACATGCCCATCCGTCACACCGGCACTTGGCGCGGTGCCACCAGATACCCTGTTGTGCATCTTGGTGAGAATCTGAACGTCAGCCCTGATGAGGATCGCCGGGGGCGGATGGTATCCGGTGCCCTCTATCCTGCGGTGCCTGCCATCAAGGGGCCTGCCAAGGCCGAGATCCCGGTCAATGAGGTTCAGTATCTGTCCCAGCGGATCACCAATTTCTGGAATTGGCAGTGCGACAATGCCGGTGATCTGATCATTGCATGGATCGGACAGGCGGTCCTGGGGCAGTATCCAGACTGGCGCACCCACCTGTGGATCAACGGCAAGAACGGCAGCGGTAAATCCACCCTGTTGCGGATTATCTCCTTTCTTCTGGGCGGTATGTCTGTTGGCGTCAAGAATAGCGCCTCAGCGGCCAGCATTCGCCAGACCACCAACCGCATGGCGGCTGTGCGGATCTTCGATGAGGCTGAAAAGTCTGAGAATGGCGGGGGCGTTGAGGATGTCATTGCGATGTTCCGCCTGATGTCAGGCGCTGAGGGTGCCCAGATGGAAAAGGGCACCTCTGACCATTCGGGGATCCGCTTTGGTCTATATGGGGCTGGTCTGCTGGGGTCGATCATCCCCGGCGGCATGGCCCCGCAGGATCGGTCACGCTTTGTGATGCTCACCCTTGGTGACCGGCTGGCCTCGGCAAACCCGACCGATGCCGCAATGTTTCTTGACGAACTGGAGCAAGATGCAAAAGCGCTTGGGCCAGCGGTCTGGCGGCGCATGTTGCGCCTCGCCCCTAAGCGCTGGGATACAGCGTTTCGCGCATACAATGCGCTGGTGCAGAGCATGGGCGGGCGATCGCGGGATGGCGACACAATCGGCACTCTGTTGGCCGGTTGGGATCTGATGCTGTTCGATGAGCCGCTGATTGATCCTGTCACCGATCAAGCCCTGCCGGAACGGATCGAGCGAGCCAAGACCCTCATTCAGCCGCTTATAGAAGAGACGCAAGAAGCGGATGAGCTTGGCGAGGGTGAGCGCCTGTTGAACGCCATCTACGGCGGCGTACTGCATAAGGAACACGGGGGTGTGAAGACAGTGGCAGAAGAGATCATGCTGCTCAACTCTGCCTCGCATAGTCCCAGTACGAGCGATGGCTTTCTGTTGGCGCGTCTGGGTTTGCGCCTGTTTGGTGAGGGTGTTGGCCAAAAGAGACTGTTTGTGGCCAATGCTGAGAACTCTGCGCTGAACAAGGCGCTGGCGGGCACCAGGTGGCGTGGTGGCGGTCACAAGGCTGCGCTGCAGACCATCGCGGATGTGCAGCCGTACCCCGGCACTATGCGTGTCGCAGGTGTCACGCAGCGCGGCCTTGTCGTTCCCGCGCGTCTTCTCCCCGGATACGGGAGCAATCCCGAAAATGGCACTGACGGTGGCGAATGATGGGGTGTTCTTTGTTGTTGGCGACACGGAATAGAGCGCCCCGTTACGTGGTTGTTACACTTCAAGTAACGGTGGTAATCTATTGAATTTGCTCATTTATGAACCGTCATTCAGTCAGTTGAAACGCTGTAACGCTAAAGCAAGAGCTTTTAGCGAGCGCATGCACGTGAACAGGAAATTTAGAAGAAACGTTATGCCGTTACATATAATTCTATTTTTTAAAAAAGATAAATTAATAGAAGGGGTTAGTAATCAATCTTCTGGCGTAACGGTGGCGAAACACGGCGTAACAGGCTGTTACGCTACTGAGGCTTGGAGGGCTGGGGCGTGAATGAGCAGAATTCAGGCGGGTTCGGCAAATCGACCGTGCGGGCTGTTGGGTCAAAGCAAGACATCGATGTCTGGGGTTTGATCTGTTGGGCGTTCCAGCGGGAATGCGTTTCTCTTGATCGGCAAGAGGAAGCTACGGGCGTTGAAAGCCGGATCAACGTGGACCCGATTTATCAAATGGTCGAGATCGCGCGGTTAGGTTGCCGGGTGCAGGGCGGTGGCCGGTCAGCGTCACACCATGATGCTGAGATCGTCGCGGGCACGTTGGCGGTGCTGCCAGAGTATTGCGGCGGTTGGGCCATGGCGACCACCATAGCCGAGCTGGCGCGCGCGGGGCGGGTGCCAGAGTGGGACATCACACCCGTTGTCTACCCAGTTGACACTTTCACCAACCGATGGGGCACATACGCAAGAACTGAAGATGCAAAAGATCTGGGTGCAGAGGGATGGCCTCACCAGCCCGAAACGAACCGAAAGGGGAGGGCGGTCTATCGTCCGGTGCCTTACTGTCCGGTGGTGATTCGGCCTACTGCTGGTCAAATCGGGCGCGCCCGCCGCCTCTATCTCAACTGGTATGGCGCGCTATTGGAGATCAGGATGGCCTTACAAACAACGCATCTGACGGCCTTTAAGGTCACCGATCGCATGCCGCCGCGCGCACCATGGAAAGAAAGCGGCTTGACGAAATCCTAGCCCCATTGACATATTGCCGTCACCACATGTGCGCCCGAAGCGGAGATCCCGCCTCGGGTGCTTTGCGTTTCTGGAGGTGTAATCGTGTTCATTGAGATTGGCCTGGCGCTAAAGTTGGTAGCCTCGTGGGTGCTCTGAAGGGCAGGGGCCTTGGCTCCCGGATAGGGCCAGCCCGGTCTAGGCGGCACCCCGCGCGCGTGTCGACAGAAGCTGACCGAAGCCGCGACCGTGATCTGAGTTCGCCTTGGCGTAGCTGGTACAAGACAGCACGATGGCAGCGTTTGCGGATTGAGATCCTCAAGCGTGATGGCTGGCGATGCCAGGCAACGGGTGTTCGCTTAGTCAGCGGGCGAGATCTGCCAAACTGCGCTGTTGTCGATCACATCAACCCTCATCGTGGTGACCCGGATCTGTTCTGGGATCCCGCCAACCTGCAAGCTGTCGCTAAGGGCTGGCACGATACCCGCAAGCAAAGCATGGAAAGACAGGGTTTGACCTAGCCTCGCCTCTGGAGGGAGGGGGGGGGTGAAAAGTCGCCAAACGGCCAAGTGGCTAGACCCGCCTTCCCCCCATTGGGAGATTTTTTTCTTGGATGATCAAGAATTTGACCTTTTTGGTGATCCTGTTCGGCTTCCAAATGGCCGGAGAGGTCGCCCCGCCCATGTCGCAACTCAAGAAAATCGTAATAAAGTCATAGTGTTACTGTCTTTGGGGTGGAGCAACGAGCGCATCGCCGCCGCCCTGCACATCTCCCAGCCTACGCTGAGAACCTATTATTTTTCAGAACTGAAAGCGCGGGCCATCCAGAGAGATCGCCTCGACGCACATCGTTTCATGATCGCAATGGAACAAGCAAACAAAGGGAACGTTGGTGCGATGCGACTATTGGATCAGCTCATCGCCAAGAGCGATTTGGCCCTGACCACTGGTCGGCTCGGTGAGGCTCAGAGAAAATCAGCTGCAAAGAAGCCAGACACTCCCGGTAAAAAGGCACAGGAGAAGTTGGATGCCCACAATGCCGTCGCGGATCAAGGCGTCTCTTCTGACCTTTGGGGTGATGACATCAAGCCCGGAAGCGGGATGCACTGATGCTTGATTTCATAGGAGATGAAGAACTTGGCATCGACCCAGAGTGGGACACCTCGGTTACAGACTGGGAAGACCGGATCCGAAATGGCCTGTCTCTGATCCCCAAGCTGCCTCTGTTCGACGCGCCTGCGGCAAAAGCGCTTCGGATTTTTTGCCGCCTTAAGGTTCCAGACCTTCCCGGCACTCCCACTTTCGGTGAGATTTGCGACGAATGGGTACTCGACTTTGTGCGCGTCATATTTGGCAGCTACAACCCGGAGACAAAGCGGCGAATGCTGCGCGAGTTCTTCCTGTTGGTGCCAAAGAAGAACGGCAAATCGGCAATCTCAGCGGCGATCATCGTTACTGCGGCGATCATGAATGAACGCCCGCAGGCCGAGTTGTATTTGATTGCCCCGACGCAAAAGATTGCCGGCATCGCATTCAAGACAGCGAAGGGGATCATTCAGCTTGATGAAACCTTGTCCAAGGTCTTCAAGATCAGGGACCACCAAAAAACAATCACACACCTAGTTACAGACGCGGCGATCATGATCCTGTCCGCTGACGGGGATGTCGTTACCGGCTCCAAGGGCTGTTACATCCTCGTGGATGAAACGCACGTACTGGGTAGTAAACACAAAGCACCAGACGTTTTCATCGAGCTGCGTGGCGGGTTGAAATCGCGGCCTGAGGGTTTCTTCCTCCAGATCACGACCCAATCCAAGGACCGGCCAACGGGCCAATTTGAAAAAGAGTTAGCGACAGCGCGTGCGGTGAGGGACGGAGAGATCCGCCTGCCGATGCTTGCGGTATTGTATGAGCTGCCGCAGAAGATGTTGGAAAACAAGTCTTGGCGCAATCCAAAGACCTGGCCGCTTGTGAACCCTAACCTTGGTCGATCCGTCCACTTGGAGGATCTGATCAACGACATGCGCAAGGCTGAGCGCGAAGGCCCCGAAGCTGTCGCGCTGTTCATTTCGCAACACCTGAATGTCGAGCCTTCGATCGGGCTGGGAACCGGCAAGTGGGTTGGTGCCCTGTTCTGGGAGCAAGCGACGCGCGACATCACCCTTGAAGACATCCTGTCCACCTCGGATGTTTGCGTTGCTGGGGTAGATGGGGGCGGCTTGGACGACCTTTTGGGTTTCGGTATTATGGGCCGTCACCGGGACACCAAACGGTGGCAGTTCTGGAGCAAAGCCTGGGCGGATGAAATGGTTCTGGAACTCCGCAAGGAGATCAAGCCAGAACTCGAAGCCCTCAGAGAAGCTGGCGATCTCACACTCGTCGGCAATCTTGAGGAGGAAGCCTTCCCCGAAATCGTAGACTACTGCGTTCGTCTGCGAGATCTCGGACTGTTACCGGAAGAAAATGGCATCGGCATGGACCCGGAAGGGGTTGCAAAGATCGTTGATGCTCTCACCGAGGCAGGTTTTGCGATCGAGGATATGGCTGCGATCTCGCAGGGCTACAAGCTGAACGCTGCAATCAAAGCTGCGCCAGTCAAGCTGAAGAACGGAACCCTTGTCCATTGTGGTCAGAGGATGATGGCCTTCTGCGTTGGCAATGCAAAAACAGAAGCAAGAGGCAACGCAGTTATCGTGACCAAGGCGCAGTCAGGATCAGCCAAGATCGATCCGCTGATGGCCATGTTCAACACGGTCCAATTGATGAGCTGGAACCCCCAGCCTCGACAAATCGGGAACCTCGGTGATTTCCTCAACAATCCGGTGATGGTCGTATGATGAATTTGGTGCGCGCCGCTATTAATGGCGTCCGAAACGAGATCCTGTCGACAAGTCAGTCGCTGTTTGGTGGATCTTCAGAGGCTTTGCAGTCTGGAAGCATCTCTACGCCATCTGGGAAAACAGTCACGGCAAATAGCTCCTTGGCCAGTTCCGTGGTGTTCGACTGTGTGAGAAAAAACGCCCAGGTCATTGGTGGCATGCCTGTCAAGTTCTTCGAAAAGGACAGCAAAGGCAAAGAGATCGAGGTAAACGACGGAAGTCTCTATGGCGTTTTGGCTGAAAGTCCAAACGCCGATCAAACCGCGCAAGAGTTCTGGGAGGGGATGTCCACCCAGATTAGCCTAAAAGGCAATGCATTTGCGGAGAAGATTTACCTCGGCAAAGAACTGATTGGTCTTCAGCCTCTTTTCGGCGTCCAGCCGATGAGAACGAAGGGGCGCAGCGGTTTCAAATACGGGGTCTATGATCGAGGAAAATGGGAAGTTCTGCCAAAAGACAAGGTTTTCCACATGCGTGGTTTCGGCGCGGGCGACGGGCTGGGTATGTCCACGGTTGCTTATGGCGCAGTTTCTATCGGTGCTGGCCTTGCGGCAGATGAGACGGCGTCTAGCATTTTCTCGAATGCGATGATGGCGGCGGGTGTCTTGAGTGGTGATCAGGTTTTGAACCCGGAACAACGCGCTCAACTTCAGAAAATGCTGATAGATTTCACTGGGTCTTCAAAAGCCGGTAAAACCCTAGTCCTTGAGGCTGGCTTGAAGTGGAGCGCAATGCAGCTGAACCCTGAGGATGCGCAGCTATTAGAGACACGTCGGTTCAGCGTTGAAGACATCTGTCGTTGGTTTGGAACCCCGCCGGTGATCGTAGGGCACTTTGCCCAAGGTCAAACCGTTTGGGGAACCGGCGTTGAAACGATCCTGCAATATTGGCTTACCCTCGGCATCAACCCTCTCGCATCACGAGTGGAGCAAAGGATCTTGAAAGATCTGGTGTCACCAGAAAAGCGCCGTCGCTCAATCTATCGCTTTGATCGCGATGTTTTCATGCAGATGGATGCCAAAGCGAGAGCCGAGTTTGTTTCGAAGATGGCAACCAGCGGCACGATGACGGCCAATGAGCGCAGGGAACGGCTCGGTATGCAGAAACATCCCGATCCATCTGCAGACAGGCTCTTTGCTCAAACTGCAATGGCTCCCCTAGAAACGCTCGGAGAGAACGCAAAATGACCAAGACTGCAATGCCGATTGTTCCGGTCAACGCCTTGCCGGGCGTCCGCTCGGATTTGACCCCGCAAGCCCTGAAAAATTGGAACCCTGATCTTTCGCCAAAAGCAGAAGGTTTGGGAGAGCACTCAATCTCGATCCTCGGTCCCATCGGAAAGTATTACGAGGACGGTGTGACAGCTGCCCGAATTTCCGCCGCCCTGCGGAATATTGGAGACAATCCCGTTGACGTCTATGTTAACTCACCCGGTGGAGATGTCTTCGAAGGGCTGGCAATCTACTCCCTGCTTTTAGAGCACAAGGCCCCGGTCACGGTGAAGGTTCTCGGTTTGGCGGCATCCGCTGCTTCGGTTTTGGCCATGGCCGCAAACGAGATCCATATCATGCGATCCGCGTTCATCATGATCCACAACACTTGGGTGGTTGCGGCAGGTGACCGTAATGCCTTCAAACAAGTCGCGGAGTGGCTGACGCCATTCGATGAGGCATTGGTTGACATCTACGTTGCCCGCACTGGCCTCAAGTCAGCAGACATTGCAGCAATGCTCGACAAAGAGACTTGGCTTGGTGGGGCGAAGGCTGTCGAAGAAGGGTTTGCAGACGACTTTTTGGGGGCTGACCAGGTGTCCCAAGAGGTCAAGGACGGACTTAAGATCAGTCCATCAGCAGCCAGACAAAAAGCTGATCTATTGATGGCGCGGGGATCTGCCCCACGATCGATGCGCCGCGAACTGCTCGCGGCACTGAATGCCAGCACGCCCGGCGCTGCTGGTCAGGACACGCCGAGCGCTGAGCCTGAAAACGCAGCATTGGCAGGTGCCCTTGCTCTTTTGAACCAACACACTTCTTAAACGGAGACCTAAAATGAAACAGATCATGATGCCCGCCATTTCGGTGGCGGCACTGGCTTCGTCGTGCCCGGCAAACGTGCTCAGCATTCCGTGCAACGACGCCTCTGACGCAGAGATGCTGAAAGAAATCAAGAATGCCCTTGGTAAGATTGAAAGCGAAGTCAAAGGCACTGCTGAAGACGCTCTGAAAGAAGCCAAGAAATCTGGTGAAGTGAGCGCCGAAACCAAGGCGTCTGCTGACAAGCTTCTTGCAAACCAGGCAGAGCTGACAAACTCTCTGAAATCTCTGACGGACAAAGTCGAAGGGCTTACCGCTCAGAACATCGAGCTGGCTCAGAACTTTGCTGCTGGGTCTCGTGATGGTGCTGACGGTCCGATGTCTTTGGGTCAAGCGGTTGTTGCCCAGCATGACCAGGTCAAGGCGTTCAGCGGCAGCGCCGTGCGCCTGGACATCCAAAATGCGATCACCACAGCGGACGGGTCGGCGGGTGGCCTGATTTATCGCGAAGAGGAGCGTGATCCTGTTCGCATGCCGAAGCGCCGCCTATTGATTGCATCCTTGTTGAACCGTGGCTCGGTCAACAGCGATGCCCACACTTACCGCAAGCAAGTAATCCGTGCGATTGCGGCGGCGATGGTAGCCGAAGGGAGCGCAACACCGGAATCGAACTATGGCTGGACCAAGGTCACAGATACGGTTCGCAAGATCGGCCACCACATCAATGTCTCCGAAGAGAGCCTCGCAGACGCTGACTATCTGCAAGCGGAAATAGATACAGAGCTGCGTTACGGTCTCGATCTGGAAGAAGAAAAGCAGATTCTCGCGGGCGACGGTATTGGGGAAAATCATCTCGGTCTGATCAGTGTCGCTCCCAATTTCGTTGCAGCAGATGCGTCTCTGCCCAATGCAAGCCGTATCGATCGCCTGCGACTGGCAATTCTGCAGATTGCTCTGGAAGATCATTTCCTGACCTCTTTCGTCCTCAACCCGATCGATTGGGCAGGTATTGAGATGACGAAAAACACAGTGGGCGACTACATTTTCTCCCGTCCAGATGGTGTCGCCACTCCTGTTCTCTGGGGCCGCGACGTTGTTGAAAGCAACAGCATGTCCAAGGGCGAGTGGCTCGGCGGCGACCTGGCTATGTCTTCCACCCTGTACGATCGGCAACAGACTGAGGTGAAAATCTCGACCGAGCACGGGAACAACTTCATCGAAGGAATGGTGACCATCCAGGCAAAGAAGCGCCAGCTTCTTGCGCACAAGCGTCCGTTGGCGACGGTCAAAGGCGACTTCACCTTCGCCTAATCCTGCCAGAGACGACTTATCGCCCCCTGACCAAAAAAGGGGGCGAATTCACATCAAAAATAGAGTGCAAGATATGAAAAACGTGATTGTAAAGAGCACCCGTCGCACCAAGATTGGCACCTTTCGTCCTGGCATTGTCTACAAACTGGACGAAACCAAGCAAGCCCATCAAGCAGTCATCCTCTCATTGACTGAAGGGAAAGACGATACTGGCCGCAAAACAGTTGATCCGGTGGGCGCAATTCTCACGGACAGCGAAGTCAAAGCCTATATGGAAAAGCGGTCACAATCTACGGTGCAAGAAATCTCTAAAGAGATCGGAGCCAAAGCAGAAGGCGAAGGTGCGGTGAACACTGTCAGCATCGCAGCTGAAACCGAACGTGCGGAAAAAGCCGAGGCCGCGGTTAAGGATCTCCAGGCGGAGCTGAGCGCCATCAAGCTTGAAAAGTCTGAGCAAGAGGCAAAGGTTTCGGGGCTGAAAGCTGAAGTCTCGACGGTCAAGGAACAGATGCAGCAGTTGGAAGCCGCCCTCGAAGACGCAAAAAAACATGCGGTCCCTGCTGATGGTGGAAAAGGCGGCTCCGGTTCTACGAGTGGGCCTAAGAAGTGACCCTCACGCCCCTTGCAACAGTGAAAGAGGGAGTTGACGCTCTCTCTTTTGACTTCGATGACGGAAAACTGGAGCGTCTGACAGCCGCTGCCGAGGTCGCGATCTCTGGGTATTTGCGGACGGATCTTGCTGCAATCTACCCGTCAGGTCTTCCAGCCGATCTGGAGCAGGCGGTGATCGAATTGGTGAAAGCGCTCTATGAAGATCAAGAGACATGCGATCGCGATCTGCTCACCCTGCCCGATTTAGTCCGTATCTTGCTGGCCCCTTATCGGCGTTTCATTTGATGGGGCAGAAATCTAAAAGAACGGTTCGCCTTGCGCTGAATGTGCAAGAACAAGGCACTGAAAAATGGGAGACCCGTGTCGAAAACCTTGTGGCAAAAGTTACCTATCTACGCGGAGGCGAAGCGGTCATCGCTGGCCGGATAGCCGGAGAAAACTCCACTGTAGTTCGGGTGCGCGCAGCAGCGGTTACCGGCATTTCCACGGAATGGCGGCTGAAAGATCCCAACACAGGTGAAGTCTTCAACATCAAGTCGATTGCCCCATACGGGCGCGCCTATGTCGATCTAACCTGCCGATCGTAAAGGTGCTTCATGTCGAAAGCAAAAGGCTTCAGTGCGGCCCGGCGAAAGTCGGCGCGGCGCAATTCCCGCCATTCCAAAGCGGTAGCAGATGGGATCTCGTCAACCGTTGATGAGGTCCACCGTGCTGGCCTTCAGAACATGGATGGCATGGTTAAGCACAAAAGCGGAAAGCTGCGCCGTGGCTACCGTAAAAGGTTGAGAAAAAAAGGGCTTCAAGGATTGGTTGGCTACGTTTCTGCAGCCGCCCGGCGAAGCGCTTTTTATGCGCGCTTTGTGCATGACGGCACAGCAAAAACAAAGCCCTACCCATACCACGACAACGCTGTCCTTGAATACGAGGGCCGCCATCGTACCCGCATGCGCGCTGCTAATGCGGTCGCGCTGGATGAAAGAGCCTCCCCTTCCGGCACAGGCCGATCAGGTGGGGGCAAGGAACGGAGCATCACATGAGTTTGAAAGACATCCCTGCACTCTCCGGCGCTATTGCTGTCCGACTGGAGCAGGCTCTGGTGAGCGCAGGCCTGGCTACAGACGATGACGATACGGATCTCGCTATCCCTGTTCTGAAGGATACGAAGGCTGTTGAGAGTGAGCTGTATGTTCGGCTGGACATGGGATCAGTCCTGCATGGTTCGCGGCAGGCAGGCACGCACGATCTCCATAGTTTCAATGTCCGAGTGGTCCATGTGGCGGACACCAGTACGGATTTCATCCGCGATGGATCGGTAGAGATCGCACGTGTCTCTGGTCTGGTAGAAGAGGCGCTCAAAGGCTGGGCTCCTCTCCCCCACTCGACAAAAATCGAATTCCTCGGCGGCTTCCCTGCAGGGGAAGAAACCCCGGACACGCAGTCATTCGTGTGCCGGTTCAAAGTTCATATCAACGGAGTGTAGAAAATGAGCGGAACAGAAGTTGGCGTTAAGGGCGAAGACAATATCGTGAAGATCGGCTCTGGCGATCCTGTCGTCTATGTCACCATCGAACATCAGGGCGATGCTACCTACAACGGCGGCATCAGTCAGAACAAGAAAAAGACCAAGACCGGTTCCGTGCCTTTCCAGCAAAAGGACGGCGCGCAGGTAACATTTACGATGACCAAAATGCGCCCCCTCCAAACTGGCCAGCAGATGATCTGGGACGCTGCGGAGAATGGGTCGATCGTGCCTATCGTTTACGAAGATCCAAACCCCGGCGGGCATCGTCGTGAAGGTATGGCCCAGGTGTCTTTTGGTGAAGAGGGAGCCAACGTCGAAGGGCTTGTTGATGTGCCCTTCACTATCGCCTTCATCGCGGACCCGAACACCACGACCAACCCATGAGCGCGATCATTGAAATCCCGCTGGGGGGCGCATCTTATCAGATGCGCCCTGAATGGACGGTCTACAGAAATGTAGAAGCGCGCCTGAAATTTCCCATTCCAGAATTGCTCAATCTCCTGCAAGCCCAGCGAATTACGCAGGCAGAGGCAGCAACTCTGATCCAAGAGGCCAGCCGTGCCGCTGGCGATGCTTTGGACCAAGAGGCGATCGAGAGGTGTCTGTTTGAGGCCCGTTTTGTCTCAAACCCCGAAATCATGGGGCCGCTCTTTCGTCTGCTATTAGCGTTGCTCAACGGGCCGGAGAAGGCCGCAAAAAAGTTCGAAGCCGAGGTGGAGCCAATTCTGGAAACGATGGCGACTATCTGAGCGATCTGTTTGCTTTTGCAACGGTCCATCTCGGCTGGTCCCCGCAATCCTTTTGGGCCTCGACACCGTCCGAGTTTTGGGCGGCGTTTTCTATGTTTCAGCAAAAAATTGAGGCGATGAATGCTCGCACGTGACACGATCCTGACGGAATACACTGGCGATGTTACAGGCTTCCAGAAGGCTGCTCGAACATACGATCAGACCCTTGCCCGGCAGGGTCGCCTGACCAACCAGCGCCTCACCGAGCTGGACCGTCGGTGGGAGCGCTCAAACCGCGCCGTATTGCAGGCCCGCACCTCTGTTCTCGCCCTTGGTGCGGCGCTCGGTGTGTCCCAAGTGCGAAGCTACGCGGAGGCATGGCGAAACGTCGAGCGCAGGTTGGCCTCGATCGGGGAAAACTCCGATGAGCAACAACAGGCACTGATCAGTCTGGCCTTGCGTACTCGTACCGAAGTTGGCGCGACAGCGGGAGCGGTGCAGAAGCTGTCAAGATCGACTGGCGACGATTTAGAGACCACAATTCGGCGTGTCGAAACATTGCAGAAATTGCTGGCATTCGGAGGGGCATCTGGTGCTGAGCGATCGTCTGTTTCGCTTCAGTTGGGGCAGGCGTTGCAGTCAGGTGTCCTGTCTGGCGATGAATTCCGCACGATCCGGGAGGCTGCACCTGTCGAATTTCTAGATGCACTTGCCAGCGCTGCTGGAATCGCTCGTAGCGAGCTGAAAGAATTTGCCGAAGACCAGAAGCTGACGCGCGACATCGTACTTGAAGCGCTTGATAGCATGGCGGCTCAGGCGGATGGAAGTTTTCGCAAAATCGCAGTATCAGGCGATGAGGCTGTTGCCACCCTCACCACAGGTCTAACCGCGTATCTGGGGCGGGTGGATGAGGGGCTGGGCACGACCGCAACCTTCAATTCCCTGCTGGTTAACTTCGGTGAATATTTGGCGCAGGATGCTGAGGGTGCGGAAAACCTCGCTCGCTCCATTCAAATCGTAAGCGCGGCGGCATTGGCCGGGGCTGGCGGTCGCGGCATTGGCGCAACCACACGGGCCTTGAGGGAAGCGTCTGCGGCACGTCTCGCCGATGTTGCTGCAACCGAACGTCAATCGGCAAAAGCCCGACAAGCCGTTATTGACGCAAAGACACAAATCTCTGTTCTTCAGGAGCGCCGCCGTGTTGCTGAAGTTGAGTTTCAGCAGCGCGTCTTTCAGGAAAAATCCACAAAAAGAGCATCGCGCGCGCGCGCTGCAGCGATAGAGGCTGAGGCACGGGCGACAACCCGGCTGGTAGGTTTGGAGGCGCGCGCAACTGCGGCAACAAACGCGATGACTGCAGCGAAAGCACGCCTAAGCATTGCCACCCGGATTAGCACAGCAGCGATCCGGGGATTCAATTCTGTTCTGGCGTTCTTCGGTGGGCCGGTTGGTCTGGCGCTGACTGCGATCACAACGACGCTCGCGGTGATGGCAACCCGGACCAGTGAAGTTGAGCGACTGACAGCAAATGTGACCGATCGGGTCAATTCCTTGAAAACGGCTTATGCCGAAACTGGGGGACAGGTTGATCGGTTGCGGGAGAAGATGGCATCGGCATCCCTAGCAGAGGCCATCACCGAGGCTGAGGAGCTGACAAAGCTCTTTGATCAAGCAAGAGAGACAGCATCGGATTCCATTAGCCAGCCACTGTTTTCGAACCTCGTTGGGAAAAATCCAGAACTTGGCGCTCTAATTGAGGGCCTGGTCAGTGGTCAAATTCGGGCAGATGAATTCCGGGAAAGATTGAATGAGCTGGTCGCAAGTGCTGGTATCGGTTTCGCCAGAATGCTTGAAATCTTCAAGCCAATTCTGGAACCGCTTCTCCAGGCCGCAGAAAACTCGGAGAAGGCGTCCGACGTGCTGTTGGTGCTTCAGGGTTCATCTGACCAAGCCGCCGAGGCCATGGTCCGTCTTGGTCTCGCCTCGCGCGAGGCCAGCGGAGACGTTAACGGTTTGGCAGAATCCGCAGCAGCCGCTGCAAGTGGTATTGCGGGCCTTGTTTCACAGATCCCTGAACTTCAGCGCGCCGCCCAGGTTCAGGCAAAACTCGCTAAGGCTACCAAGGACCGAGACGCGGCTCTGAAGGGGTTGAATGACCAAGGGCTGTCAGGAACAGAGCGGCTGGAAGAGGAGCGGCGAATCCTCGGTCTCTATGAGCGTGCGACAGATGAAATCGATGGAAGCGCGGAAGCCACCCGGAAAGCGACTAAGGCACTGGATGACTATCTCGACCAGTCAAAAATCACTGCATTGGACGCGCGCGGGCAAGCCTTAGAGCGAGAGGCTCAGCGATATGAAAATCTAGTGGAAGCCCTAGAAGCTGCTAAAGCGGGCGAAGATGATCTCGCGGCAGCGGAAAAGGCTCATGCGGAGAACCGGGCGGCAATCAATAGTCGGTTTGACAAGCGGTCAAAAGGAGCCGGGGGGGTGTCCAAGGCCACAAAGCAAGACTTGCGAAACCTTGCCCAGCTTCAGGAGGTCTTGATAGAGGGTGGATACCGGCAGCTTTACATCGATCAGGCCGTGAACGCCGAACGTAAACGGCTCACCGATCTGATGCCTACTCTTATCTCCCTCGGTTTATCCAAGTCAGAGGCTGACGCTTTGATGGTGGATCAGCTGAAGAGGGTGAAAGAAGAACTTGGCGACGTGCGAACAAGTGCGGAGGAAGCAACCCGTGCGTTTGCACGTGGTGTGCTAGATGACATTCGTGCAGCCGACGATCTGAACGATGCAATCGGTCGGATCTCTGATCGCTTGCTTGACCTAGCCTTTGATCAAGCATTTGACCTGTTGGCGGAGCAATTTGCGAGACTGGCTTTCCCGTCAGGTGGTGGTAGCCCAATTGTTGATTTTGTCACCGGCCTGATTGGTGGCGCGCGCGCGCGCGGCGGTCCTACGCGGCGCGGAACGGCATATCTGGTCAATGAGGAAACGCCAAATAGCGAGGTGTTCGTCCCTTCGCAGAATGGGGCGGTCCTGAATGTTCAGCAAGCGCAGGCCGCTTTGCGATCTACCAGCCAAACGGCTGCGAAAGTGGCAGTGCGCACTGGTGATCTCGTCGTGGATATTCACAACTACAGCACGGCGACCGTCTCTGCCGAGCGCAATGCAACCGGCCGTCTGGATATCACTATCAGGGACCACATGAAGAGCGCTATCAGCTCTGGTTCGCTTGATGGCGCGCTGCAGCAACGGTTCGGAATTGGCGCGAAACCAAGAGGTGCATAATGCATGATTTTCCTACTGGCCTGCCTCGTCCATCGTGGCGAGATATCAGTTTGTCTGCGCCGAGTGGTTCAGTTCAAGAAACCGAAATGGAAATTGGACCGAGCAAGAGACGGCGTCGATCGACAGGCAAAAGATCGGAAGCTTCGATTGTTATCGCCCCTGTTTCTGAGGCGAATTTGCAAGAGTTTGAGGACTTCTTTGCCAACGACTTGGCGCAGGGTGTTCACAGTTTTCGGATGCTTCACCCAATCTATGAGCGCCCTGCCATTTGGCGGTTCAGCTTGGATGGGGCCTATTCTGTTAACCCGATCGGGGAAGATGCTCACGAAATCGAAGTGCAACTGGTGTTGATCTCATGAGAATTACATCTCCGCGCTTCATTGCAGCCACCAACGCGCAGGAAACGGCGGAAGTTTTGCTTCCGTTGATCACGCTCAGTCACCCCAGCTGGATCGAGCCTGTTCGCATCGTGCGGGATGACAATCCCATCGTGCATCAGGGACAAGTTTTCACGCCTGCATCATTTGAGATCTCTCTTCCTGATGATGTGGAGGAGGGAACCCCGATCATGTCCTGGTCGATCGACAACACCGACTTGCGCTTGGTCAGTCTTCTGCGCGGAGTGCGCAACAAGGTACTGGTCGAGGTGGTGTATGTTCTGGCCTCTCAGCCCGACATTGTTGAGGCGGGACCGTTCGAGACCGAAATGGTCGGGGCTGACTACGATGCTGCCCAACTCAGTGGAAGCCTGACAGTCGAGCCGATCCTCGATGAGCAATTCGGCTTCTTGACCATGACGCCAGCAACCACACCTGGGCTATTTTAGAAGATGTGGCAAGGTAACTGGGTTGGGCTGCGCTATGAGAAACTCGGGCGCGGTCCAGAGACGTATGATTGCCTTGGCCTCTGGCTTGCCCTTCAGAAGGCCCGAATGGCTCGAAACATACCCGACCCACGCTGCACGATGTTGCAGGCGGCGAGGGAGCAAACGGCCAATCAGTTTCGGCCATTGTTCACCCGCGTCAGTCACGCCCAAGAGGGCGATGCGCTGATGTTCAGGGTGCGTGGGCAGCTTTTGCACGTCGGATACGCGATCGACACCAATGACATGCTGCACATCGAGGAGGACGCCACAGGTTCGGTCCTCGAATGCTGGAACCGTTCACCTTGGATCGGGCGGTTAGAAGGAATTTACAGGTTTGTTGAAGAACAATCTCACATTTGAGGCGGTAGCGCAGACGCACCCACTCTCCACCGATGTCACAGTCATCACCTGTCACGAAGGCCAAACCGTGTCCCAGATCCTCCAAAAAATGGATCTGCCAGATCGGTTCGGTTTACCTGTTGTGACATTGGTTCTCGGCGGTCGCAGCTCCATTGTTCCGCTCACGTTCTGGGGGCAGGTGCGCCCGAAGGCTGGCATCCGTGTAGAGGTGAGTTGGGATGTAGAGGGGCCAGCTTTGGGCGCGATCCTTGCTGCAGTTGTGAGCGCGGCTGCGCCAACTATTGCGGGGTCTGTCTTCGGTCTCGCGGCTGGTACTCTTGGTTACGCTCTGGCCACTGCTGCCATCACCGTTATCGGTGGTTTGATTGTGAGCGCGTTGGTCGCGCCTGTTGTTTCCAACTCTACACCGGGCCAAGTTGATACGAACTACGCGATCACCGGTACACAGAACGCTCATAATCCATACGGGATTTTTCCTATGGTGCTGGGGCGGCATCGTATGCATCCACCAAAAACCGTGCGTGGCTTCACCGAGGTTGTTGATGGTGAAATCTACTTTCGCGGGCGATATGCATTCGGGTGGGGGCCAGTCTCGCTAGAAGATCTTCGCATTGGCAGCACGCCCATCACCGAATTTGAGGAAGTCGAAATCGAGTTTCTCAATGTGGATGAGACGCTCACTAGATCTGCAATGCCTGACCTAGCTCCACTGGTTACCGCTTGGCGATCGGGCGACGAACTCATGCAGCTTTATCCTGATGATGTTGCTGAAGACACTGAAAGCGTGGAGTTGCTGCACGATGTGGCCGTATCACGGTTCACCCGAGAGCGCTGCAGCTCTGTTTCCCTTGATGTGACTTTCCCCCAGGGTCTCGCTAGCATCGGAGGGGCGACCTCTCTGGGCAAGCGCCGTGTCGATTTTTCATTCAACTATCGCCGGGTGGGCACTCTCGATTGGACATATGCCGGTGATCTCGTGTGTGAGGCTGCTGAGCGCACTCTCGTTCGTTTCTCCAAAGAGATCTCGCTCCCAGATGTCGGTGAATACGAGGTCGAAGTGCGCCGTTTGACCGCAAACGCCGATCGCAATGACGTGGTGGAAACCAGCTATCTCTCTGCTGTTCGGTCGTTTCGGACAGGAAACCTGCCGAGCCACCCGAATATTTCTGAGGTGGCACTTCGGATCCGGGCCAGTGAGCAGCTCAACGGCCAGATTGATAGCTTGAACGGAATCGTCCATCAGCTCGCACCGGTTTGGGATGGTGAGGAATGGTCTGCACCGCAAAAAGTCCGTCATCCAGCTTGGATCTATGCGCGGGCACTGATGGGTCCGCACCTTCGCCGTCCCGTCGCCAGCCGTAGGATTGCGCTGCAAGCTTTGAAGCATTGGGCTGATACAGAGCCTCATTGGACCTGCGACTATGTTGTCGATACAGCGCAGCGTGTTTCGGACATGTTGGACATTATCTGCTCAGCCGGTCGTGCTCGACGCGCTCTAACGGATTTTCGGTATTCGATTATCCGCGACTTTGCAGATGCGCCGATCCGACAGGTATTCACCCCGCGCAACAGTTGGGGTTTCTCCAGCCGTATCGCTTTCCCGCGCGAAATCCACGGATTTCGGGTCAAGGTGCGTTCTGAAAGGTTAGATTGGGAATTTGATGAGGTCACCGTTTACGCGGACGGATACAATGCCACGACTGCGACGGAATTCGAAACTCTCGAACTGCCGGCCGTTGTTGTCACAAAGGATGACACTGATCAGGGTAATGCCTGGAAGTTGGGTCGCTACTATCAGGCTGTAGCAGAGCATCGCCCTGAAGTGTTCAAGTTCTATGCCGACTGGGAGCACATCAAAGTTACCCGTGGCGATACTGTTCAAATCGTTCATGATGTTCCTAAAATCGGTGTCGGAGCCGCTCGAATTTCCCGTGTCGTTGAAGGCTCAGGCTTGGTTCAGTCAATCGAGCTTGACGACGATTTCGACCTCCCAGCCGATGCATATCGATTGACGATACGCACGCAGTCCGATGATTTCCTAATTGTGACGTCTGAAATCGAAGGACGTAACTGGGATCTGTCACAGCAGGGTTTCGTCGCGGGCAGCTTGGCAGTTGGAGATCTGGTGGCCATTCAGGTCATGACCGAGCGGACAGAAGAGTTGATCATCACAGGCATCGAGCCTGATAACAGCGAGGCCGCATTGATCACTGCCGTGCCTGCTTCTCCGGTCGTTTTAGAGGCAGATCAAGGCGAGATCCCCCCTTACGACCCGGTCATTACGGAGGGTTTCAATCGGTATGGACCGCCGCTTGCGATCGTCTATCAGGTTGTGACCGGCTCAGCGGTCGCCCGCGTAGGACGCTCTGGTGAGCTGTTACCACGGATCGGCGTTGATATTATCCAAAGGGGTTACACCAGCAAAGTGCAGGTCCGTTTACGGTGGCGTAGAGCGGACAGCCCGAACTGGCAGCTTGGTGAACCGCAGTTAGCTACCCAAACTGTCCTGACCGGTGATCTTGTCGATGGTGCAGACTATGCTGTCGAAGTTCAAACGCTTGATGAGAAGGGGCAAACCAGAGGCTTCGTCTCTGCCGGTACTCTACAGGCCCGTGCGCGCGATTTTGACTACATCGTACCGACTGGATTTGCTGCCTTTGAAGGCATGGATAGTATCACTTTAGCTGGGGATGAATATCCGCTGCCGGATTTCCAGAAGTTCCGTTTCTACGGCGCATCGAAGGAAAGTGATGAGACAACTGTTATCGGTCACTCAAGAGATCCTCATTTCACCTATCGCGGAGATTTGGAGCGTTTCAAAGTCGCTGCGGTTGACAATAGCGGATATGAAAGCCCGCTGACTGATTGGATCTTCGCGCGCCCGAGGGGGATCACTCCAGACGACTTCTCGGATGATATTGAGCACTTTGTTACAGAAACCGCTGTTGCAGCCGTCGCGGATATCGAAAGCAGCATGACCTACGCGCTGGAAAAGTTGGCGCAGGTGGACCTGGAAAACCGGGTTTCCGGTTTCTTGGAAGCCGCCCGAATTGAGGGGGAGGTGACTGAGAAGACAGAGGCGCTTTCCTCGGAGGTGGATGGGGTCCGCGCTGAGCTTGTGCAGAACTATGTCACGGCTGCGACGCAGGATGCAGCTCTGGCTGCGCTGCAAACCACCTTGTCCGCTCAGATCAATGGCGTCTCCGCCTCTCTGTCGACCAGCTATTACACGATCGCGCAGGTCAATTCTGCGATCTCGGCAGCGCGTACATCTTTGCGAAGTGAAATCGCGGGGGTCTCCGCCACGCTGAACGCTGACTATTACACCATCTCTGAGACCAACTCGGCCATTTCGGCGGCGACAACCTCGGTCACCAGTACCCTTGATAGCCTGACCACGACCGTTAATCAGGTGCAATCCTCGGTCGATGGTGTCAAAGGCACATACGGCGTCCAGGTCAACAACAACGGCGTCGTGACCGGCTTCGGGCTGATCTCGGAATTGCTGAACGGATCTGTCTCCACCACCTTCACGGTGCAGGCTGACCGCTTTGTTGTGGCCAGCAGCTCAGGCGGGGGCGCTCTGTCGCCTTTCCTGATTTCAGGCGGCAAGGTCTACATCCGTGATGCGGTGATCCGAAACGCGTCTATCTCCAGCGCAAAGATCAAGGCCCTCGCCGTTGACACGCTGCACATCAAGGGCAAGGCGGTTGACACCCGGCAGATCGCAGAAAACGCCGCCACCACCTTTTACGAGGCTACGGGCGGCACCGGCTACAAGCGGATCCAGATCAGGAACACCCATGATGAGCCAATCACGCTGATCATCCAGGTGCTTTATGATTGTCAGGATGACGGCGGTTCGGCTGCGTTGTTTGCGGGCGTGAAGATCTACAAAGAGCAAACCGCCGGCGGGAAAAATAACCTTCTGTCCTCTGTTGGTGACGGCAGCACCGGCGGCGGTGAGGTCGCTGCCGCCGATGGCACCGAAGTCGTCACAACAACCATCAATCCTGGCATCACCCGGTACATATCCGCCTATCCAGAGGGGCGGGTGGTCCGGCGGTGTGACATGATCATTTTGCAGAGGCAGAGATGAGCGAGAACCGCCACAAAAAGCCCAGGCGCTTTGCGATCTACTGCAAAGACACCGGCGAAATCAGGCAGATCACTGTCTGCCCCGCTGAAGCGATCGGGGGGCAGCTGGAGCCGGGGGAGAAAACCCTTGCTCTGGATCTCGCCGGTGAAGCCGAATTGACCTCTCTTCGGGATCTTTCACGGGTGCGTGTGGATCAGGGCCGGTTGGTGCCTTTCACACCGCCAGTGGATCTGGCCGCTGAAATGGCCGCGATCCGGCGGCGGCGCGACAAGCTGTTGGCCGGAACCGACTGGACGCAGATGCCCGACGTTCCGATTGACTTGCGGGTCTGGGGATCACGTCGGGCATATCGGCGTGCCTGGCGCAAATACCGCAAGGCGCTGCGCGATCTGACAGACACCATCACCGACGTCGGAAACGTCACATGGCCGCAACCTCCCGAGAAAGGACAATAGCATGACGTGGTATCGCACGGGCACGGTCGAAATCGCCCAGGGCAGCAACACCATTCAGGGCACCGGCACCAATTGGATCGAGCAAAAATCCGGCTGGGCGATAGTGATCGAGGGCGTGCCCGGATTGGTCGAAATTGACGCAGTGGTCAGCGCGACTGAGCTGCGTCTTGTCGAACCGATTGAGGGCCAAGGCGGTGGATTGGGCTATGCCATTATCCCGACGCATGGCCTCAGTATCCGACTGATTGGATACTTTGACCGGCTGATTGAAGAACTGAACGCAACGCGGGCAACATGGAAAACGGTGTTTTCCACCTTCAGCGCCACTGCATATCAGCTCTGGCTTGATCAGGGCAACGCAGGGACGGTGGATGACTTCTTGCAGGCCATACGCGGCGAACAAGGGATTCAGGGGCCGCAAGGCGTCCAGGGCGAGCGCGGCATCCAAGGTGAGCAAGGGGTGCAAGGGGAACGTGGCGAGCAGGGCATCCGGGGCGAACAGGGTATCCAAGGTGAGCAAGGCGAACAGGGTGTTCAGGGTGATAAAGGCGAAACCGGCGCCGGTCTGAACATCAAAGGCACGCTGGCCGATGTTGCGGCTCTGCCGGGATCAGGTGCGGCTGGCGATGCCTGGTCTGTGCAGGGCGATATCTGGGTCTGGGACGATATCAACGCCGAGTGGGACAACGCAGGCCCCCTGCGCGGCCCTGAGGGGCCAGTGGGACAACAGGGTATTCAAGGCCCTCGTGGCCCGCAGGGCGAGGTGGGGCCGGTTGGTCCAGATGGTCCGCAAGGTGTGCAGGGCATCCAAGGGGTGCAGGGCAACAAGGGCGATACGGGCCTCACCGGGCCAAGCGTCTTTGAGGTCTGGCGGCAGTCCCGTGGTGGTGTCGGCACCTTGGAGGACTACCACGACTTTCTGTCAGATCAGACCGTCTCATTGGCGCGCGCGCAGGCTGACGCTGCCAGCGCCGACCGCGCTGCCGCTGAGACTGCCCGCATCGCTTCTGAAGCCGCAGGGGCCGAGGCACAAGCCGCTGCCGCCTCTGCAACTCAATCGGCGCAAGTCCTCTCTGACAACGCTGAAATCGTGCGCCTTTTGCAACAGCACAAGGTGCGCGCCCTCTTGAAATTGGACATCTAAAGGAGACCTGAAATGTCACTTGAACTGGTCGCACAGGCCCTCAACCAAAAGATCGAAGCGGCGGCAAACGGTGCCGGTCCGGAGGATCTTGCAATGCTGGCAACGGCTCTGGACCGCATCGGTGGCCGGGTCACCATCGCCGAAGTCATGGCGGCAGGTGTAGAGGCCAAGATGCAGCTTTCGCAAGCGCAGGCCGAGGCCATTGCCGCAATCGTCGCTGTGAAAGACGACGTCCGCCAAGCGGCTTTGGAGTTCCAAAATACCGCTCTCAAATCCACCCAGTTTTTCGGCCTGTTTGTGGCCTCTCAGTAAAGGAAGGAAATCCCTATGCCATTTGCAAAAACCACTCTTGATGGGGTCAACACCCCCGAAATCATCGCGGCCCCGGCAGGCAAGCTGCTGAACTTGAACGTCTCGGCTGTGAACACCTCGCAAGATCGCGCCCTCGTCAAATTCTACATCCACGCGGCAAATGTCGCGCCGACCGACGCCGATATCTTCGACATGGCGACCTTGGACAAAGGGGCGCTGTTGGAGCGTAGCGGCGTGATCCTGCCCGAAAATATGGCCGTGTCCGCCTTCAGCGATACAGCGGCTATCAACGCATTCGCCTGGGGCCTTGAGGCTCTGGCGTAACCCAAAATCTTAGGAGAACGAACATTGGGACGTATTATCACAGGGGCGCAAAGCGCCCGCACTGGTCGCTTTAACGAAATCGCGATCTTCAACAAGGCCGGTGTATTCGACTGGATCGTGCCTGAAAACATTGACCCCGGCGTGCCAATCCGGGCGCATGTTTATGGGGCTGGTGGTGCTGGCGGAACCGCCGGTGGCACAGGTAACGGATTTGGAGGCGCTGCTGGCGGTCTTGCATTGTCCGAGATCCCGCTCTCCGCTCTGACGATTGGCGCGGCTGTTTCGCTGACTATCGGCCTCGGTGCCCAGACTTCGACTGGTATTGGTGGCACATCGTCCTTCGGAGCGCTGCTGTCCGCGACCGGTGGAAACTCCGGCAATAATGACGCGGACAATCTTGGCCTTGCCGCCTTCTCTGCCGGTGGTATGGGCGTTGGTGGTGATATCAACCGGCGTGGCGGCTCCGGCGGGGATGGAGCGATGTCATCGTCAAGCGGCGGTGGTGGCGGTGGCGGTAGTGCACCAGCACCGGGAGGCATGACCGATGGATACAGCGGCGGAGATGGCATTGTCTCTAGTGGCGGCTCCGGTGCTTCTATTCACTACAACGGTATCAAGCCTGAAGTATCGTCAAGTTCTGCCGGAGGCTCAGGCACGGCAGGACCGGGCTGCAGCGGGACGCAATCTTCAACTTATAAAGCGCACGGCGGGACTGGTGGGGCTGGTTTGATCGGCCCAGGCGGCCAGGGGGGAACAGCTTACTCCTATAGCAACAGCACTCAGGCCATGACACCTGCCGGAAACGGTGACGGCACAGCTATACTGGAGCCAAACCGAGTTTTGCTCGGCGGTGGCGGTGGCGGTGGTGGCGCGCGCTGCTATCATTCAAGTTCGCATGCGGGGGCCAACGCGGGTAACGGCTCTGCGGGCGCTGGCGGAGGGTCGGTTTATGCTCATGGCTCCGGAACCGGCGGAGACCTTATCTTAGCCGGAACCGGCGGTCTTCTTGGCGGCGGCGGCGGCGCTGGTCAATACTGCATTCCTGGCCACGGCGGTAACGCTGGGGGCGGTGGCGCGACCGGTTTCAACTACGGCTCGGATCAGGGCTACGGTTGGGGCGGCGACGGCCTGATCATCCTGCAATTCGCACTCATTCACTAAGGAGGCTCTCATGGCCTATGCAAAAATCGCCAATGGCACGGTTGTTCAGGTGCTTGACCATCTGGACGGCGTTATTCACCCCGCCCTGCATGGTGGCTACACCGAGGTGATCAGCAGCGTGAAAGAGGGGATGACGACACAGGACGGTCAGTCATTCGCTTGGCCCGAAACCGCCGCCCCTGATCCGGTTGTGCCGGTCGCACCGCGCGTCCTGCCGAAACTGGTGTTCTTTCAGCGCCTCACCACTGCTGAACGCGTCGGCATTCGCACCGCAGGTAAGACCGATCCGGTGGTTGAAGACTGGCTTGCCATGCTGGATCTGATCGAAAACGTGCATCTCGATGCGGAGGACGTCACAGCCAGCCTGGGCTATTTCGTCAGTGAAGGGTTGATCGACGCCAATCGCGTTCCTGAAATCCTCGCCTGACACCGGGCGTTGTTCTGACGCCGCCCCACTTTTCCTGAAAATCTGACACCGCACGCGCTGGCCCTCTTGGACCCGCGCCAAAACTGCTGCGCGCCAACAGGCGCGCGGCATCTGCCTGCACGGCACACCCCCCTCACAAAGCAATGAAGGATAGCTGCAATGACAATTGCAATCATCGTGTTCGTTCTGGCCCAATTGGGCGATGTCATCACCACCAAACGCGCGCTTGCCCGTCCCGGCAAACGGGAGGCCAATCCGTTTATGCGGGTTCTGTTCGACCGTCTGGGCGTCAATGGTGGCCTGACGGTTAAGGCACTGGTCGCCTCAGCCCTGGTCTATTGGCTGTGGTCTGAGGGCGCGACGCTTCCCATTTGGGCTGTAGCGGTCATGACGGGCGCTGTTGCGCTGCACAATCATCGCTTGATGCAGAAAGGATGAACCCTTGTCTGTTCATCGTTTCGCAAAACAGGCGCTGCCCCAGTTTCTGAAAAACCCTCGCATTCGGCAAGATCTCTATCACGCTTCCGTCCCGATGGTTCTGGCCGTGGCCATGGCCCCCAGCAGTCTCGCAGGTAGCGCGATCTTCCTGCTGGTCTGGGTGCTTATTCGGTGGAGCGGCCATGGCTGAGCTGCACCACAAATTCAATTGGATACGGGCGGTTTCGATTGTCTCGATCATCGCTCTTTTCATCGCAGATTTCGCTTTCAACATCATGGCCAAAGATCCGCCGCTTTGGGCCTATCTGGTTCCCGGCCTCTTGGCGCTGGGGGTTGAGGCAAACGCGGTTGGTCGGTTGTTGATGCAGCTGGTTCGTGCCGCCGCGAGAGTTCCACAGGAGGACAAAGATCCATGAAACTCACCACCCGTGATATTCAGGCCCGCTGCGCCGCTCTGGGCTTTCACCCTGGGCCGATAGACGGACGCAGGGGGCCACGCACCTCAGCGGCCAGTCGGGCCGCTCTTGAGGCGCACAACGGCAGCACCATCACTGATCTGTTCCACAAGAGCGGATTGCACCGGGTGCATATGCACTGGACCGGCGGAGCCGAGGGCGTCATCGACATGGAGCGCCGTGCCTATAATTCTCTGGTCACGCACGATGGGCAGCGGGTGCAGGGCGTGTTTCCGCCAGAGGCGCAGGCAACCTATGCTGTCGGTCGCGGGGCATCCCACACCCGCATGTTCAACACCGGTGCGATCGGGCACGGAATGGACGCCATGGCGGGCGCAAACGAGCGTCCCTTCGATCGTGGATCCGCGCCAATCACACCGCGCCAGCTTGATGCGTTCTGCCGGTGGTCTGCAGAATACAGCGTCCAGTATTGGATTCCGATCAATGTCTACGGCATGCCGACCCATGCTGAGATTCAGCCGATATTCGGCGTGCGCCAGCGCTGGAAATGGGACATCACTTGGTTACCCGGAATGTCTACCCCCGGCGATCCCTTGGTGGTTGGTGAGCGCCTGCGCGACATGATCCGCGAGTGCCTGCCTGACGTGCGAGCTGCCGCATGATGCGGTGGGTCGCGATCGGGGCGCTCTGTCTGGCGCTTATGCTTGCGGGCGTGTCCTCATACCTGGTCTGGCGCAATGGGCACCTGCGCGAAGATCTGGACGCAGCCACGCGCCGCCTGCGGGTGGCGGAGCGGCAGGCCGATGACGCACGGCAGACCGCCGATGTGCTGGACGCCCATATCAAACGGATGCAGGAGGATCGCCGCACGCATAATGCGGATCTGCGCAGCCTGCGGGAACGGGAGGGATACGATGCGCCATTGTCTGATTTTCTTGGCGATGCCTTTGACCGGATGTAGCTGGCTTCTGCCAGATCCTGAGCCGTTTTATGTAGAGCGCCCCATCCCGGATGAGCTGACCACGCCTTGCGCTGAGCCGGTGAAGGGGCAGCGCACCGAGGGCGGCTTTGCGGAGCTGGCCCTAGGCTGGCGTTACACCGCGCGATGTAACGCGGGGAAGCTGGAAGATATCGCGGAGCTGACCGGCCCGCGCTGAATAAAGGAAGCCCCGCCACATGGCGGGGCTTCCTTTATTATTTGCATTTTGCTGCATATTTTGCCGCTGCTTTCAGGAAGTTTTGGCAGTGCGTCATGTTGTGATTTTGTTCTGCCCGTGCCGCTGCACCGCAGAGGATCATCGCCGCGATTTGTGGCTTTGACTTGCCGATATCTTTCGCGGTTTCGCGAACGGCATCGCGCTGCAGTTTAGTCTCCAATATCATGTCTGGTGCGAGAAATTTCTCTGCCAGGGCGTACATCTCTTCGGTTGTGTGCAGAGCGTTTGTCATCGATCATCTTCCTTTTTTGTTTGGGCGGGAACTCAATCCCTGTCGATGTATTTAGAATAGGTGCTACAGTACCCACTGGCAAGCAAAAAGTGTACTACAGTACCTATTTGTTTTCCCGTGGTGTAGGTGCTTATTCGTCCGAAATTTCCAACCCCTTTTCAGCCATCAGTGCGCGCAAGCGGCGTGTGGCGTCAACGCTGAGAGCGCGGGCTGCGTTTGTCTTTGGCTGGATTTCGCCCCTTTCAACGCCGACCATATAGCGGCGGCGTGTATCAGGGTTGCCCCCAATCCCGACTGCCGCTGCAAAATCAGCCTGAGACATGCCAAGTTCTTCTCTGGCCGCGCGAACCTGATCTTTGGTCAAAAGCGGTGTTGGCTCTTTCCAGCGTGCAAGGTGCGCTTTGGCCTCGCTGATGGTTTCAAACCACCCTGAGGGCATGGGCAGAGTTTGCAGCCACTGGCGGGCCTGTTCTTCAGTCTGAAGGGCCGGGGCCTCTTTCAGTCCGTCCAGAGCCTTGACCAAATCGGCGGCGGTTGCTTCCTGAATAATGGCGGGGATTGTTCCACCATTTGAAAATGCGATTGCGATAGGCATTTGTTTATTCCTTTTGCGTTCGGGGGATGGTGGGGCGGCTGATGCCGCCCCTGTCCCTTATTCGATGATCTTGGCTTCCCCGCCGACTGAGAGGAAAACCGCCTCTTGATCGGTGGCGTCCAGAATGTCCTGCGCCAGCTTTTCCAGTTCTGCCATGGCGCTGTCTTTGTCGGTGGTCGCGCTCACCAGAACCTTCACCGCGTCTTCAAACAGGCGACCTTCGTCGTTGATCCAGTAGCCTTTGGCGTCGCTGACAGTCGCGCCGCCATAGAGCTTGCACATCTGGGCGATGTTGCGCTCGATGATGGCCGAGTTGTCCGAGCCGTCGTTATCCAGAGTGGGGATGATCAGTTCTACTTTCATCGACTTTCCTCCTTTTTGTTTGGGCGGGAACTCAATCCCTGTCGATGTATTTAGAATAGGTGCTACAGCACCTAATGGCAAGTAAAAAGTGTACTACAGCACCCATTTTTTAGCGGGGGTTTCCCCCCGCATTTCGCTTATGCGTACCAGCTGCTGTATTTCTCTTTGCCATCCCAAATCCAGGCGGTGGCCACGCTGTCAATGCGGATGCTGGGGGCGCTGCCGGACATATCCACCTTTCGGCGGAACGGTTCCCCGATCTTGTTCTCTGGGTTCGGGACGCTATTGCCAGACATGAACGCTTCCTCACCACGGGCCAGAGGCGCGGCGATCCGCTGCAAATCCACATAGCATTTGGAGGGAACACCGATCACTTCATAATATTCAACGTTGGTTTGATCGTAGCCCCAGCTGGTATAGAGAATCAGGCCCTTTTCCAGATTGTGGGGCTTGTTGCGCTCTGCGCGTCGCTTGGCCTTTTCCTCTTCCGCAGCTGTGATGTTGGAAATGACATTCGTAACATATTTTTCGCGGAATGCTTCGCTTTGAAACCTGTAGCACTTCGGCTTTGTGCTTTTGCCCTTGTAGTACCGGACGCAAGGTTTGCCCTTCGCATTTTCATAGAGATAGAAGGTCGCGCCTCCGCTTTTCATAGCGATCTTGCGGGCGTTATCGGGGCGAATTTGGGAAATCAGTGTCATCGATCATCTTCCTTTTGTTGGGCGGGAACTCAATCCCTGTCGATGTATTTAGAATAGGTGCTACAGCACCCAATAGCAAGTAAAAAGTGTACTACAGTACCCGTTATTTTTCAGATATATTGTTCTTTCTTTGTTCTCTTAGTATTGTGCGCTTCATGCCCGCATCTACACCACCAGTCAGAGCGCACCCCGCAAAGCCGTTCCGCAATCTCCGCGATGCTGCCCGTGATGGTCAGCTGGTGGTTCTGCGCTGCACGCTCTGCCGTCGCTGTGTTCACTATCTTGCCAAAGACCTGGCTGAGGTTGTTGGCGATAAGCACCCAGTCCACATCCCGCCATTTCCTTGCTCAAAATGCAGGACAGTGGAACATATGGCGATCACGTGCCGCTCTCCGCATCCGGGCGATCTTGGCCAGATTATGGTTCGTCGGCCCGCCGGTTGGAAACGGATCTGGAAAACCGAACCTTTGGGCGATGTGTAGCGATATTTAACATAACCGTGGTTACAGTGCCTTTTGCATCAGCAGTTTCCAGCCGTCGTTTGCCTGTTCAATGCGTTGCAAGAGGTCGCGCAAATACGCGCCTGGGACGTTGATCCGTTCTATTCTCTGCAAGATGTACCCTAGCAGCATGAATGCAACGGCTGGTCCTTTGGCTTTCGCTGCTGCCCAGGTCGATCCTAGGTGCAGTTCAGAGGCGATCTGATCCATTCTATCGTGGCAATCCCCCGTCGATCGGGCTGTGCGGATCTCGGCGCACAGCCTTGGGAAGGTTTCCTCAATCTCGCTATCTTTTACAGACGGAATAGATTTAGTCTCTTTGTGCCCCTCAAAAGGCGTGTCGCTGTCCCTCAAAATGCTGGTCATCTCTATATAGAGATCGTTCAAGGTTTCCTCATCCGCGCGACGGCGGAGAATGTTTCTAGCGCGTTGTAGCAGCCCCTCAGCGCCGCTGAGGCGGGCCAATAGCAATTTGCAGCGGTCGCGGATCACATCAAGCCGCAACAGGCGCTCTGCGTGATCTTTGGCGATCTGCACCAGCTCTGCGTATTTCTCGAACAGTGGTGCAAGGGAGAGGCCGGAAACGGTGACCACCCTGCCCTGCCCGTCCCTGCGTGCCCAGCGTTTGCCGTTCATTGTGGTTGCGCGTTTGATCAGACCGGCGTTGACCAGGATTGAAACGTGCCGCTCAATCGTCGGAACGCTGACGTGCGCCCGCGCCGCCAGCGTCTGGTTCGACGCGAAACAGATATGCTGGTCCGGTGCCGCGCCCAGAGTATCGCCCGGAATCAGCGCAATCATTGATCGCAACAGGTTGAGAGATGTCGCCTTCAGCCCGAGCGGTTCGCGGGCATCCTCTGCTGCGCGTAGCAGCTTCCATTTGCTAAATTGTGCCATAATAAATTTAGGCTGCAGAATACCCATCGCCCAAGGGCGTTATTTTTGTTGCCGATTGTCAGGGAGGTCGCTATTCTCAGATTGCTAGTTCTGAAAAGTCCACCTTGCAGGGTGGTGCGTTTCCTTCCCCTCATCAGCCCCGCTGGTGAGGGTTTTCCTTTGCCTATTCCTCCTGTTCTTCTTTCACTGCTTGGAATTCTTGATGGGCCTTCTCGATCACGCGATCGATGTTGCCATTGAGCCAGTCAGCAAATTTCGCATTGGCTCCGGTTCGTTTGATAGAAATGGACAAGGCCCCCTGCCCTGCTTTGATTGTTGCGCCGTGTGGCGCTTTACGGATCACCTGAGGCTGCTTCTCTACAAGAGAGGCAATCAGCCGCTCTAAACGCTGATCCGATGACAACCCCTGCATGTTCTTCAGGCGTTTGATCGCGGTTTTTTCGTCCAACGTTTCGTCAATGAAGGCGGTTGCCAGCTTATCCCATTTTGGCCTACCGCTTTGGGGGGCTGATCCAATCAGCCCCCCAACTGAATACGGAATGGCGCAACCAACCCGCAGGAGTTGAGACATTGAGGCATGTGATTTACCTCCCAATGCCTTTGCTGCGACGGATCTGCTGTAGCCCGCGTTTTCGATAGCTTGGGCAAAAATGGCGTTTTCATAGAATGACCGTGCCCGCCGATTTGAGTTTTCCAACCCCTTTCGCAGCAGCGTTTGTTCATCGGTCAATGTCTGAATGCGCGCATTCACTTGAATGCCTAGCACTCTGCAAGCTGCTAGTCGCCTGCGACCACATATAATCTGATAGCGTCCAGGATCTTCCGTCGAGGGTCTGACTTCAATTGGAGTGGACTGTCCAGATGTTTCGATAGATCCAATGAGCGCGACAAGGCTGTCGTCGTCGGTGGGATCAGGAGACTTAACAGCTGTTAAGTCCGCGTCCCCCCCCTGAGACTTAACAGCTGTTAAGTCTGTCTCGCTCAGCCTGTCCTCTGGCCCCCATTCATCAATCAGACTTGTATCTAACAGTTTTTCCTGCACGCTCGCGGCTTTCAGGATCGCAAGGGAAGGAAGCTTATCGGCGATCTGCCCGCTATCCTGGGGGGGCGTTTTGTCTGTATCTTGATTACCGTTGTTAAAAATGTTCCTAGCCATCAGTCACGCCCCCACGTATTGCGGATCAATTTCAAAAGCTCGTAACCTACTCTGTCCATCGACGCCCGTGCGCGGTCGTATGTCTTGGGGCTGAAATCTTTCCTGTCCACTTCAAAGATCGTCTGTTTTGTCAGCCCTGCATCTGTGATCGCCGCTGAATGCAGCACTTCGGGCAACATAATATGATCTTGCAGTGTCGCTCTTACAAACGAAACAAGGTTTGTCTCGGTTTGGATGCTTGGGCTGTATCTGGTGATCAAGAATTTCAAGTTGTCGTATACGATTGGTTTTTCCAAGCTGTGTTCTTCGAGGACTTCCATGTACTCGCTGGCCATCCTCGTGAACTTCACCGTGGAATCTAGGTCCATCATTGACGGTGCAAACGTGATGATGGCCGATGTGGTTGCGGCCATCCCGGTCATCGTCACAAAATCCAGCCTTGGTGGGCTGTCGATCAGCACCAGATCGTAGCGGTCAGCTACTTGAGCGATTGCATCTTCCAAGCGGGATTTAAACTGAGAGCCGCGCGCCGCAAATTCAAAAGTGAAGTTTTCAAGGTCAAGATCAGCCGGTGCGAGATCTAGTCCCGGCAGGGTCGTCGGCACAATCACATCTGCCATCTTGACCGGATCATTTGGCCGAAGCGCGCTGTAGATATTTGGCTTATTTGCTGTGGCAGTGATTTCCTGCTGACACATAGCGGTAAGAGATGCCTGGGAATCCAGATCGATGGCTAGGACGCGATAGCCTTTCAGGGCCAGAAAATTGGCCATATGGACGCATGAGGTCGTCTTCGCGCAGCCACCCTTGAAATTCATGAATTGCCAAACCTGCAGCTTCTCGTCGCCTGTTCTCCATGGCCTATAGGTTCCAGGTGTCCGCGCGGATTGCTCAAGGATGCTGCGCATCTCCCAGATTTCCTGAGCGCTATAGAACCGGCCATTCGACCGCTTGTCCGCTGGTTCTGGGATGATGTCCTTCATGTGCATCTGGCGCAAGAAGGTGGGCTGAACGCCCAATAGTTCGGCAACCTCTTTCGACTGAAACTTGCGCATCGTCTTCTTGCCTTCAGGCATAAGGGCCTTCAGGGTTTCGCTGTTGATGGCTGCTTCCAGTAGATCTGCGATCTCTCTGGCGATTTGCGACGGTGGTCTGCTGCTGTTTGTCATCTGCCTGCCCTAGTAACGCGAATTGATGTTATTTGATTGTTATTGCGCTTATTGGAGTAAAGCACCGATTCCAGACCTCAAGTCAAGTCTCTTTGCGGCTCCAGTTTGGGTGTTACAGTTGTAACACCC